CCGGTGTACGAGCTTGTCTGCGGTTGCAGCAGTCGTACTACCGTGAGTGCCCGCTGCCGTCAGGGCCGCGTGCGTAGCAATATCAGCCGTAACGGTGCTCTTGATCGCGATATCACCGGCAGCGGCGGGAGCCACCATTCTGGCTCGACCCGCAGCATCCCGCCATACAAGCCTGCTAGGCGTTTCGAGCTGAGTCGCGCTGTGGGGCGCGGTGAGCGCCTGGTGAGTAGCAATGTCAGCCGTAACGGTGCTCTGGAGTGCGACGTCAGAGGCAGCGGCAGGAGCGACTACCTTTGCCCTCCCCGCCGCGTCCCGATGCACGAGCTTATCCGCAGTCGCTGCCGTCGTGCTACCGTGGACGCCAGCCGCCGTCAGCGCCGCGTGCGCATCCACGTATGCCTTAGTTGCGGCATCCTGCGCGTTGGACGGGTCTGCAAACCGGGCCCTGGCAGAACCGTCCCGAATCACCACCTTGTCGGCAGTGTTAGTCGAGACCGCTCCGTGAATCGCTGTCGTCGCCGCGACGTGGGCAGCAACGTCAGCGATGACCTGGATGTTCGGTGCCAGATAATGCCGGTCGTCCGTGATGTCAATCACATCCCCGGTCGTGATCGTGCCGTAGGCGATGCTGATATCCCAGGTCACTCCGGCGCTGTGCGTCGGTGCGGGAATGTCTGCGAGCCCGTCAGCACTCTCCAGCAGAGTGATGCGGACAGTCTGCGCCACCCACCCCGCCCGAAGGACTAACCGCCAGCCTGTCGTCCCTACTACGGGATGTGCGAGTGTCTTCACCACGGCGGCCGTGTTCCAGTAGGGGTAGCCATACACGAGGGCCGCGCCAGAATCGGTTGAGACTTCACGTGCCCCGCCTTCGGTCACCTCTAGGTCGTTGAGGTAGCCGAGTGCTACCCCTTCAATGTCGGGGTCGTTTAGCCAGAGCATACGTTGCCAAGTGACCATCTCGGCCATGGTGTAGCCGCCAGCCGCACCATCTCCGGTCCCGTCGGTCGTGAAGAGTATGGAATCCTCAGCCATTTGACTTGTCTCCTATGTTAGAGTGATATGGTTTTCTGCTCTTGCTGACGCCTGCGCGCCCAATCTCTCTTCGCTGCTTCACTCTGCCTTTGTCGAATCTGTGCCGCATGTTCTGGGCCATAACGTTCGCCATACATCTTATCTCTCAGTGCTTCGCTTTGGCTCTGTCGGCGCTCAGGTGACCAAGCTCTCTTTGCCGATTCACTCATCTTGCGACGAGCCTTGTCAGTGTGGTTTAGCCCCCTGTGCGTTGCACTCAGTTTCTCTCGAACCTCTGCCGCACAATCTGGACCATAAAGTTCTTCATACGTTTTGCCCGTTCGTGCTTCGCTCTCTTTTCGTCGACGCTCATCTGTCCAAGCTCTCTTCTGCACCTTACTCATTCTGTGGCGAGTTGCTTCACTACGCGTTCTCCCTGTTGCATCTGGCGGTCTCCCTGCTAGAAGATTGCTGTTGTATTCCGGTTTTAGTGTATCAAAATAGTGTTGCTCCCTCGGAGTCAACAGCTCGGGATCTTCGACATATTCGAGAATAATGAAGTCGAAGGTTTCCTCGCCATATTTGTTGAAACTTCTCTGAAGATAGATATTCTCATGCTCTCCTCGTCGAAGCCAATAACAATGCCACCACCATCGATTCTCGAAATTCTTGGCACTCCCGATATACTGATGTCTGTTCGTTCGATTCCTGATGGCATAGATACCGGCTCTTTGTGTCACTTCTCTACAGTCCCACATACTTCTCTCGGTATGAGAACGTGATTTCAGTGTTGCTACCCGCGTTCGTTCCGGTAACTCTCACATCATTGATGCCGCCTGTTGCCTCTGGGTCCGCCGCTAGATGCCATGTTGCAAGATCAGAATCTTCGGCAAGATCGGCGATTTTGTTGTCTCCAGCCTTATCTTTCACCGTTTTCAGTCCATAACCAAGAGCCAACTCGTACCAGTCGGCGTCGGCTATGGTGATGCCGTCAAAGAACAACTCCTCATCGGTGGTGAGGTTTTCGAGCTTGGCATCAGTGATCGGCCCCTTGATCTTGATGACGGGGTAGGTCAGAAAGGTCCCGCCATAGCTAATGGGCAGCGTCTGATCTAGCACACTGGCACCCACCAACACAGGTATCGGGGTCGGCACTGCGAATCCCGTACTACCGCCACCAATCCCAAAGGTCTCTACGGAGGTGGTTAGTGCCCGCAGCACCCCCTCGGGGCACATCAACTCAATGGCAACCTCCTCAGAATACCCGAGCCGGTTCGCGACAGGGAAAGTCACCCCGCCTCTGTAGTAGGCATCCAACTCGCGCCGTCGCCCGTCGGGATAACCGAAGGTCACGATCAGCGGGTCGTCAGACGCTACCAGGGCCTTTAGGAGTGTCTCGTGCCGGTCGTAAATCTCCTCAAGTGTCGCACCAATCGCCACTATACTCAAGAGAACCTGACGGGGCAATAAGCGGAAGCCTCGGTCGGTGACGCCGTGCTGGTAGGGTCCCTGCTCAACGAGCCGCCTTACTGGTACCATGCCGAGACCCTCGTGCCGGAGCAGGATAAACCCGACCCCATCGTTGAAGTCGTACAGTACGGCACCGTTCCGGATGGTCAGGGTGATGTCGCTCATGCGCCCACCCCCGCACCCGCGAACCTGAGGAAGCGGATGTCGTCCTGGAGTGCCGATTCGGCGAGGCCCGGATACGCCTCCCGCTGGATATTGTAGATGTCACCTGCACGGTGAATGACCGTTCCTGTGGCCTGAGTCATTGCCCCTGCCGGGAGTGCCGCCATTTGGAGTATCCCCTGGGCCATCCCCGCCATCATCGACCCACCGATCTCCGCGAACAACTTCGAGGGCGACCCGATGCCCAGCATTGCTTTTGCCCGACCAATCGCATCACTGATAGGCCCCGTTATGCTGCCGATCAGAGCTCCCGCCTTCGCCTTTGCCCCGTCGATGAGTCCCTGGATCAGGTCCCCGCCGAGGGACAGCCACCTGCCGACCATATCTTTGAGGGCTTGCCAAGCGTCAGCCAAAGGTTGGGTGATCGCGCCCTTGATGTCCTCGGCCTTGCCGGTCAGGGCCGTCCAGACGGCGTTGATCGAGTCGCCGACGGTGGTCTTGATCGTCTCCCAAATCTCGCTCGCCTTCGTGGAGACCGCGTCCCAAACCAGAGTCCAAGCACCCGAAATCTCGATTAGCCGATCTTCGACGAATCCCCAGATGGCCGCCGCTGCGCCACCCACCACGGTCTTGATCGACTCCCAGATTTCGCTCACCTTCGTGGAGACCGCATCCCATATAAGAGACCATCCTCCCTGGATCAAGGCGAGCTGCTCCGCCAGGAAATCGTAGACCGCCGTGGCCGCCGTGTTGACGGTACTCTTGATCGTCACCCAAGTTGCGAATAGCCAGACAGAGACCGAGTCCCACGTGCGCCTCCAGGCACCCAGGATGTCCTCCAATTTGAGGCCGAAGATGTCGAAGAACAAGACCAACGCGGTGACGAGCAGGAGTTTGAGGTTGTCCCAGGTCGTCCGAAAGAAGCCGCTGATCGAATCCCACACACTCTGCCAAAGGTCGGATACCCAGGTTAGAGCGTCGGAGATTCTCTGCGACACTGCCTCGAGAGCCGCTTCGAGGGTAGCCTTGATTCCCTCCCAGGCATCGCGAAGAGCCCCCGGCATCGTCACCGTGAACCACAGTTTGAGGTTCTCGAAGAGATTGACAAGGAACTCCCAGGCCGTAGTCACGGTAGTCGTGATTTTTTCCCACGCCGTGACGAACCAGTCACGGAGGGCGGCCAGGGCTACGGGCAATTCCTCCTTGAACCAGTAGACGATGAGTTCAAAGATGGGCTTGGCCTTCTCCTCCCAGAACTCAGTCAGTACAGTTCGGATACCGCCCCAGTCCTCCTGCCACGCCTTCACGAGGAGGCCTACGGCGAGGCCTATTGCGGCAAGAATGAGAATGATCGGGCCCAGGGCTGTGACCGTCGCGATGATTGCCGGGATCGTTACGGTGATCATCGTCTGCGCCCAGAGAACGAGCGCAACGATGAGAACTGTCCCGATAACGGCAGCCAGCCCTGCAAGAATCGGCTCCAGATTCTCTTGAATGAACGCCCAGATCTGCTCGAACGCAGGCTGGAGCGTAGTGGTCCAATACTCAGTGATCACCTCGATTGCTTGCGGGATCTTCTCCTGGAGCCACTCCCAGATCTGCTGGAGAACCGGTAGAACCTTTTCCTCTGCAAGCTGCCTCCAGGCGGCCAGGGACTCGATAAACGCCCAGACCCGATCCATCACCGCTTCTGGCAGGAAGATATCGAGGAACTCGGCGAGACCGACTAGGGCGGACTCAAGGAGCGTCTTGCCTTCCTCCCGTGCCCAGGCAAAAGCGCCACTGACTCCACCGAAAGCGTCTGCAACCTTCGTAACCGTTGTGATGACGGGGCCCTTGATAAAGTCTACCAACTTCGGGAGGAACTGTTTTGCGAGGTCCCCGACCACCCCGAGGACAGTTTGGAGAACGGGGAGAAGCGCGAGGCCGATCTCGTCCTTGGTGTTCTTGAGAGTGGTCTGGAGTGCAGCCCATTGTTGAGTCGCCGTGCCCGTTACCTCTGGCATGGCGGCGGTGTTCTCTGCCAACTTGGTCATGACCTGGGCCATGAGTGCGGCCTGTTGCTCGGCCTTGGTCATCTCATCAACTGAGATACCGAGTGATGCAGCGTAAGCTTCGTTGGCTGATGTGAGATCAACCTGGATAGCCAGGTTGTCCAGAATCATCGGGGACAGACGACCAACTCCCCTGACCAGGGAGTCCATCATGTACCCCATGTCCTGACCGGTTGCAGCGGCAACTTTGGAGAGATAGCCCATTGCGTCGGGGAGTTCGTCGGCGAATGTCTTGCCCACGAGGGATGCTGCGAGGTTGTACTGCTGCATCAGATCGGCGTCTTTGACCATCCCCAAAGACCCCGCACGAAGGGCCGCCATCGTTTCGCCGGCGTCACCGGTGATCCCCTGAAAGGCGTCGCGGATTCCCTCAAGGGGCATAGCGTCGAAGGCTAGTTTGACGGCAGCAGTCCCAGCGGCTCCGATGGCTGTTACAGCGGCAGCCCCTATGATAGCGAGACCCTTGACGGCAGCCCCACCAACACGGGATACCCAACTCTCGGTATCCTTTTCGCTATTCTGGAGTCCGCGCTTCAGGGCATCGGAATTTACCCCCAGGCGTAGAAGCGCGTCCCCAATTGTCAGTGCCACTTTGCCCCCATCTTGGCCATCAATTGCTCGGGTGTAACCTGCGAGTATTTGGGCGTCGCCTGAGAGGACTCACCCCCGCCTAGCGCATAGTTCAGCGCCCTGACAATCTCTGTCGCCTGTAACTTTGCCTCCCACTGTTTACGTCGCAGATATGCCCTCTGTAACAAGGGCAGCAGGATGGGGTCAACCTCGTCATCCCACAACCCCCACTCAGCTAGGGCAAGTTCGGCTTCGTCTTCGCTTGTTTGGAGGTAGCCTGAGTTATCTTGTTGAAGATGCCCCCAAAAGGGTACGCGAATCCTAGCACCGTTCCGAAGGCGTCCAAGAGCTCGCTGTCATAAGCCTCCTCACGTACCCCGTCCAACTCAGGGGAATAGTCCACCAAGAGGTCAACTATCATGTCAACTGACCTCAGCAGCAGAGACGAGACAAACTGGACGATCTTGGATAGCCCCTCGCCATCGGTAAGTTTCACGTCCGGGATTTCTTTCAGCATCTCGGCAAGTTCGGAGAAGGGCTTCTCCAACTTCTTGCGCCAGGCGGCGTTCTCCCGACTGCGCTTCTCGTTGATGGTGTAATCTTGTCCGCCGAGGACAACCTTGGCCGTCCTCATTAGCCAGTTGCCTCTGCGGTGAATCTGTAGAACTGGCAGAGCTTGAGCCCAGCCGCCTTAGAGGTGTCGGACAGGGCCTTGATCTGGATGGGGACTCCCGTGTAGTCGTCAGTCTTCTGACTGAACTCCAAGGCCCCGCTGATCATCGCAGTGCCCTTGTGGACAAAGAACCTGATCGGCTCGTCGTTCCCGGTGGCGGTGATAAACAGTCACTCGAAGCCCCACTCGTACTGAGCGATCTCCGCGATGCCGCCCAACCCAGTCTCTTCGTAAGCCTTCTGGGCCGCTGCGGCCGCCACGGGCGTTACTGTACGCTGATCGCCGCCTGCCAGCTTCAGGTACGCAGCAGTCAATTCCCCAAGAACGGTCTCGAGCGTGAGCGCCTCGGCAGTCCGAACGCGTTTGACCGACGCCAACTCCTCCTCGACCGCTATCTCGGCCTCCGTGCTTGCATAGGCGGCGGTCAATGGAGCCTTCGTATAGCCTACCCTGACCCAGTTCCCACCCCAGGCAGCGCCGTAGACTGGCGCGAGTGTGCTGGGTTGCGCCTCCGCCACGGGAGCGTACCAGAGCACGGCACCGGATTTTATGATGTTTGCGACGACGGGGTTCGACATTTCATTTACCTCCCTCTTGTATTAGTTCTGCTTGTAGATCACACCCTCTTCTGAATCTCACCAACCTCATACCGACGCTCGCTCACGAGCCCAACGTCTCTTTGCCGATTAGCTCATCTTGCAGCGAGTCTCTATGGTATGTCTGTGTCCCAGATTGATTCTGCGTATCTCATGTTGCGTCCCTCAACATGATCGTGAAATATGCGAGCACAGAAAACCATCCCGTCTCGGGATCACTCAAGAGCTGACCAACCCCTTCGGTCAGGCCCCATAGAAGAGGCCCATCGTGTCCGTTGTGCAAAGCATCGTAGAGTAGGCGATAGACCCCAAAGGACTCAATCTCGCTCGGATAGCGTATGGCATCGAACCCGAAGCATCGAAATTGAACGGAACACACGAGCAACGCGTCCTCGTAGTCAGGCCCACCCCCTGGTCGGACAACGAAGACTATGCAGTTGCCGTCCTCGGGAGTGTAACCCAACGGGGGCTCGGTGCGTCCCGCATAGAGACGAGTGCCCACACAGGCGACAAGCGCTTCGTCGTTTTCAAGAAACGTCTTGACGACAGTATGGGGGTCAATCACCTAGATCTCGACTCCTACTCACTGCCTTGATGATTCCGCCTGCACCCTTGATCGCCTTCTGCAGTCCCAGATACATGAAGTGGTGCTTCATTTCCTGGTAGATCGTATATTCCGCTGTAGCGTGCACGGCTGCAGTGTGCGGCGGCAACTTTGGGATAGTCTCCACGCGCTTTCGCGCTACCATCTCGCCGGTCTTCTTGCTCTTGTACGAACCTGACAGGCTCCCCTTGTCCTTGACAGGCCCTACCGCTGGGATCGTGTAGACGGCATTGCGCATGAACCCAGTGTCGACGTTTGCCCTGACCTTGATCTCCCCCTCAGCCTGGAATGCCAAGGCGGTCAGGATTTCGTCGCTCGCATCTAGGATTGTCGCAACGACGTCGTCTTCGTACCAGTTGACCTCACCATACGTCCCGGCCATGGCTAGATCCGGAGAGCCGCGATCGAGACCGAGGTCGCCGTACTGGCGTTCACATATACCACGGCACCGGTTTGGTTATACACGCCGGGCTGGAACGGGCCAACGAACTTCTGGGTAGCGGCAGCGAGTTGCACCGTCCGGTCACTGATCGCCAGCCCATCCACGGTATTCGGCGTCACGATGGTGAGAGTAGTAGTAGCCGCCGCCTGTGCGTTCTTGACGTGAATGAAAGTCCTGCCCTCGTTGGAGAATGCTACCCCCGTGGCCTCAAACGCCGTGTACGAGGCTGTGAGACCCGCGCGCACGATCGGCTGTACTGTCAACGTTTCCCTAGCCATGCTTTCCTCCTATAACCCATGTCCTGCTTGCCCAGTCAGTGATAGCATCCCAGGCAAGAAAGTCTAGTGCTCCCAAACTGCGCTCACCGTACATGTGACCTGCGATTACAGACCGATCCATGTACACGGAATACCCCGCAGCTCTCGCCTTCTCGCAGAAGTACCGATCGCATCCAGTTGCCTGGTATCCCGACTCGATCACCTGCTTGAACCAGGGAGGTTCTAGCGTTTCGAACACGTCCCGTCGTACCAGCAGGCAGTGTGTTCCCACGAATCCCCGCTCAACTAAGGCATCGTGGGGACACGGCTCGAGGACAACGGGATTGGACGTCCACATCTCTTCGTGTATCCCGATCCAGTGCCGTATCTCGTCGATTTCTACCTGGTAGTCGTGAGGTCCTAGATCGGGCCGGGGTTGCCCAAATGCGATTGGTATCACCGGGGGGTATCGGCCAAACACTAGCGCACTGACGATCGGCACGTCCCAGGATAGCAGCCGCACCAGTGTTTCCGGGTGCATGATCGCATCCTGGTCTACCTGGAGCAGCCACCCGCAATCGGGCAAGACTAGCAACCCCTGAACTAGCGCGTCCCGTGCCTCAGAGATCGGCAGGGGTCGGTCAGGTTATCCCGCACGAACTTCCGTAAAACCCTTGGGAGATTTGAGGGTCATCAGACTATCGTGTAGCGCCCACGTCGGGGGCCCAGCAACGGGTATCCCGATCGCCACATGCTGAGGAAAAGCTCGCTCAGGAGCGACATACGGGACCGGAGAGTCATCGATTCGGAAAGTGACCCGAGAGTTAATCTGTGTTACCATCTATCGCCTTTCTCAGCGATAGGACCAACCCCGACGGCCCACGCTGCGCTGGGCCCACGATTTCGTAAACTTCTGCGTTTCCCAGGATTTCCCCAAACCGCTTGGTCGCGCGGACTCGGTCATGCGATCCGATCGCTGTAGCGATCGGCAACCTCAACTGTGCATCAATCATAGCCAGTTTCCCAGTACCGAGGACTTCTCTTGGACGGATGTGTTGGAAGCCACAATCAGTAGTGCTGATGACCGTGTGGTAGGGCTTCGGGTTGCCGTACCCATCCACCGCCGATGAACGCTCCAAGATCTCGCACTCGTCCTGCATCGCCGAGTCCTGCGCCGCGCGCATTCGGGAAAGCTCGGTTGCCGTGAAGTGCTGCATCAGAGAGCCATCTCACGCTTTCTAGCCCAGTATCGTTTCAGACCCGCCAAGTTATTCTCTCTCCGGGAGGTTGCCGATCCAGACAAACTTGTCCTCATCTGATTTGGTTGGCCAAGGGATTGGGCTAATGGTGGTGATAGCCCGTCGGGACCGATAGTACCTCGCCCTCTTCTGGAACTGCTCTACTACCTGCGAGCGATCAAACCGGCCACCATCTGCCGCGTAGTTATAGTCCTGCGCGACCCCTGCAGCCTTTTCATCCCAAATATCCGCAGCGGCGCCGTTGAGATCATAGGTCGGAATCCAGTTGTCGTTCGATTCCTGCGTCGGAGGCTCCGTAGCCGCATCCCACGTGTATGGCTCCTCACCGCGCTCATCCATGAGAGGATGACTTTCGATATACTCTGCAATGAGCTCGT